TGATTTTACGTCAGCTGATCCTGGGTTAGGAGCTTTAAAACCTACAGTCTTATCTGCTGGTCTTTTGTTGCTTCCTTTTACCACTGGGTCAGCGATTTCTGAATTCTCACCGCTAGCCTTAAACTCGTCAAGTTCTACTTGCTCTTCGGCCACAGCTTCGATTCCATTTTCGAACTTTTCTAGTTCATTAGCCATTTTTCTCTCCTCGTTAATTGAGTGTATACGTTTGTATATTATTTATAAATTTACTATTTACAGGGTATTCATGAACTTAGCAAAAAGCTCAATCTTCCTTTCCTGTAATTCTCTTGCGGATCTAATACCTGTATTCTGTATCTCTTCAAGCACTTTTTGTGATTGCCAAGAATTTGATGCAGCATCATAAATCCATTCAATTCCTTCCATCACTCCGTTTACAAAAGCATTTGGAGCAGAAGGATCCGCAACGATATCTCCTGCAGTAGCAAGTTGAAAATCACCCTGTACTTCATTGATACCTTCAGCAGTTTGTTTAATGGATCCCATACCTCTTGATGATACACCTAATGATGCACCTTCATCAATAAGACTTTTAACAATCTTACCATATGGAGTATCCATTACTTTTGCCTTACCGATATAATCTTGACCTTCTCTTCTTAGGTCTTTGATCATATGCGAAACTCTTTCTAAGTTTATGGTTGGTCCGTCAGGATGTCCTAACTCACCATAAGCTCTGTTGTTCTTTACAAATGTGTCGTTGTATCTACTTACTTCTTTATCTAATGTTTCCATTGGATACATACGACCATTTCTGTTCTTTATACCACCTTGCATAAAGATACCTTCGATAAAGTAATCCTTTCCTTTACCATCTTTAGATTCTGTTATTACTGGTCTGATAGAATCAAAATTTGTTTCTGCGATTAACTTCATATTATCCCTCTATTGATACGCCAGCTGCTAATAAAGTAGCTGCTGATCCAAAGACCTCGTCTGTTGGGTCTTTCTTTAATAAAACTGTTTCAGCAGGACCTACTGAAATCATACCTTTAACAACTGCGTCTGTTGAAACTGAACTGTTAGCTGATGCTGTTTGAATTGTTACGTTTCCAAATGTTGCTGCATTGTTATAAATTCTTACTGTAGTTGCAAGATCAATGTTACCAGCATGGGTGTTGTTAGCAACTAATGCTGCTTGAGAATTTTTAACTTTTATAATAGTTGCCATTATTCTTCCTCTGTCAACTCTTCAACCATTTCCATTGCAAACTCAACAGCTGCTTCTGGATTAGATTTAGCAAGCTCATCAAATGCTTGTAGATTGTCTTCAGTTAGATTGTCTCTAACAAATATAATTGCTTGTTCGTAAACTTCTGCATCGTCACCATCTTTATAACCAGAAATTTTGGTTTTATCTTTTTGGATGGATCCGCCTTTAAATACTGCATCTTGCTCAGCTTCGTTTTTAAATGCTGGGTGAAGTGCTGTTTGAATATTGTCTTTATGTTTACCAACAAAGTTTTTTTCTGCATCGGATTTAGGACTGGCATAATTAGATACCTGACCAGCTTGTAGCTCTGGGTCTGGTGTTAAGTCAATCTTTTTAAGTTCAACTATCTGTCTTAGTGATTTCATTACTCTTCCTCTTGTTCCTGCTCTAGGTCAGTTTCGGGTTCTATTTCTATTTCTTCACCTTCATCTTCATCAGTCTCCAAGTCATCAGGTTCATCTATTAGTTCCTGATCAGCTTGATACTCATCACCATCTTCATTAGGTTCTAAGTCAAGCTCTGGTTGTACTTCAACCGGCTCAGCGTCTGGATCAAACTCTTGACCAAACATACCGTTACTAACTGTGCTCTTGATTCCTTGAACTTTATCTGCTAGCTTATCTACTAACACATCATTCAAAACGTCACCAGCTTTATTCGGTTTATCGTCTAGTGCCAAGTCAACTATATTTCTTACATTATCACTCATTATGATCTCCTACTATATTTATATATCTTACACTTGCTCAGGCGGTGCTTCAGGGAATCCATTGTCTTGATCCGGCTGTTCTTCACCATTTTCTGGCTGTTGTGCGTCCATTTGTTCCTGTTCATCTTCAGAATCTATCATCATTTCAGCATGCATATCTTTAATTTCTTGATCTGTTTGCTTAAGAAGATTCTTTTTAACCCATGATTGTGAGAAGTATTTGCCAAGATATGGGTCAACATCATTGATAGCAGATACTTTTTCTCTGAATATTTCTAAATCTTTTAACTCAGAAAAATGACTGTCTGTTACATAGTCAAATCTAATCTCTCTTCTAAGAGCTGGCCAATCATCAGGAGTAATAACTCCTTTAAGAATAAGTTGTTTCTCTAAACACTTTTCAAATAATTGACTAAATTTTAATCTTAGTCTTGCAATGAACTTCTGGAACTTAATCTCGTCCCTACTAATTTCAGAAGCCCTTCCTATTGCAAAACCTGTCTCAGCTTCTAACCTAGATACCGGCACGTTAAGTGCTCTGTATAATTTTTTCTGGAAGTATAGAACATCATCCATCTCACCAAGGTTCTGTCCAGCTGGTAATGTAGTAATCTCAGTACCTTTACCGCCTTCTCTTCTTGGTAGCCAATAGTCTTCTAACATGGTCATAAACTTACGATCATCTCTTAGCTCACCTGTAGTGGCATCGTAGACTAATCTGTTTTTATGTTTAGCCATCATGTCTCTTAAATATTGTTCGGCTTTTACTTTTGGTAGATTTCCAACGTCTATATAAAATATCCTTCTTTCTGGTGCTCTGGATATTCTATAGATAACCGTTGCGTCTTCTAATACTCTTAATTGATTTAAGGGTTTAATTGCTTTATGTAAATGAGATAACACCATCTTGTTATCTTCACTCATTAGTCCTGACGTGCAATGTAATATACTATCCTTTGCTATTTTTAAGCCTTGGGTAGTACCTTGAGCGGGATTGACTGTTCCAGGTCCGCCTTTAAATCCTTTGTCGTTGAATAGATAGTATTCTTGTTTTGTTTTAGATAGATACACTGTGTTAGGTCCTGTCCCGCTTTTTGTTTTAGAGACCTCTCTAACTTTTCTAATTTTTCTTGGATCTATAAATCTTAATTCGTGAATACCATTCTTTACATTTTTTTCATCAATGATAACATGATAGTACATTCTACCATCAATATACCAAGCTCTGAAAATTTCATATGCTTGACGTTCAAAATCCAACAAATCTTTGACATTTAAAAATTCGTCATGTATTTTTTGTTTGATTGAATCTGATACGTTAACTGCATCTAGGTTAATTTCTGCTGTGTGACTGTCTGGATCATAAACGATTGATTCGTTTACAATATCATCAATTGCATTCTCACACTCGGGCTGCATTGACATTTGTCTGTAACGAGTTACTAGCTCGCCTTCTGTCTTACTTGTTTGTTCAAGATCTACATACTGACCATACACACCACCTTCTGCAACTACTGCTGCTCCGTCGTCGTGTTGTGGAGTAATAAAAGACCCCAGATCGTTGTCTGTAGTCTTTCGTTTTATCTCGAATCCGAATAGTTCTGCCATTGATTACCTCATCATATATTTATAAGAGTACTAGAATACCCTATTAAAGATATAAAGGCAACAGTTAAGTTGCCTTTACCCTTAGTTTCCGCCTGCGTTTCCTGTAGAACCACCAGTAACTTCCCACCAGTCGTACTGGAATGTCACGTTAAACTCTTGGATTACATCTGTTGCGTTCCAATCCACGTCCATTTCAGTTATGTTTACGGGGAAGATTCCATTGAAGGAATATTCTCTGATAGGTACTCCAGTCTTCGAATACTGAATAACCTGAGCTGTTGACTTATATGATAAATCACTAGCTGATCCAAAGCCTCTTACGTTGCCTAAATGTGAGTTGATTGTGTTCATCCACTCTTCCATTGAGTTACGTATTAAAAAGTCTTCGTCATTTATTACCGTTACGTTCCATTCAGCAAATGTTCTATCACCAGCAATCTTTACCTTTCTTCCGAAGTATGGTACTTCGATGAAACCTAAAGTTGATGCAGGGACCTGAGAAGCTCTTATTAAAAATGGGCTCTT